ATAATGACAGAAGGCAAAGAAGTAACAGGCAATAGAGAAGAAACTAACGTTAGTGACAAAGCAAGTGATAGTAACGTAATTGATTTACGTAGACTTGCGGGATTAAATTAAGGAGAAACCAAAATGTCAGAACTATTAGAAAGTCGCTGGCAGGATACAAAAACTGCACTTCTTGAAGGCCTTTCAGGCACAAAGAAACAGGTGATGGCAACCACTCTAGAAAATACAAGATCGTATTTGGCAGAGACTGCTACAGCTGGTGCAACTTCTGCCGGTAATGTTGCAACTCTTAACAGAGTTATCCTACCCGTTATTAGACGTGTAATGCCAACAGTGATCGCAAACGAGATCGTTGGTGTACAGCCTATGACAGGTCCAGTGGGTCAAATCCACACATTGAGAGTACGCTACTCAGACACAGCAGGCTCAGGCGCAGCCGGTGCTGTAGCTGGTGAAGAAGCACTTTCACCATTTAAGATTGCTGAAGCATATTCAGGTAACGCTACGACTGCAAAAGCAGATTCAACAGCGGCGCTTGAAGGTGCAGCTGGTAACAGACTAAGCATTCAAATCTTAAAGCAAACTGTAGAAGCAAAGACCAGAAAGCTATCAGCTCGCTGGACTTTTGAATCTGCACAGGACGCTCAATCACAGCATGGTATCGATGTTGAAGCAGAAATTATGGCTGCTTTAGCACAAGAAATTACTGCTGAAATTGATCAAGAGATCCTAGGTTCATTATCTACATTAGCAGGAACAGGAACTGATACATTTGATCAGGCTGCTGTAAGTGGTACTGCAACATTTGTTGGTGACGAACATGCTGCATTAGCTGTTCTAGTTAACAGAGCTGCAAACAGAATTGCACAGAGAACAAGAAGAGGCGCAGGTAACTGGGCTGTTGTATCTCCTGCAATCTTAACTGTACTACAATCAGCAACAACTTCAGCGTTCGCAAGAACAACTGAAGGTGCGTTTGAAGCACCTACAAACACTAAGTTTGTTGGTACATTAAACAACGCAATGAGAGTATATGTTAACACATATGCTGCTGATGATGATGTACTAGTTGGCTACAAAGGTTCAAGCGAATCAGATGCTGCTGCATTCTACTGCCCATACATTCCATTGATGAGCAGTGGTGTTGTGCTGGATCCATCAACATTCGAACCAGTCGTATCATTTATGACACGTTATGGTTATGTTGAGCTTTCAAACACAGCTTCATCGCTTGGTAATGCTGCTGACTACTTAGAAAAAGTAGAAGTAACAGCTGCAAACCTAAGCTTCAGCTAAGATTAGCATTTAAAACCCAAAAGGGCGGCATTTATGTCGCCCTTTTTTTATGACTTTTTTATCTATTCTGCATACATTGATAAATACATATGTCAGATAGTGTGCCGCATTAAGTGGCGGACTTATGGGGATACCAACCCCGTAGCAGCTAGAACCTGCATCGGACTTCTAATAAGGAGAAAACAAATGGGAAGACCATTAGGTAAAAAGAACTTTGGACCACTTGGTTCAACAACAAGCACATCAGGTTATCCTGATACAGGCGACGGTCGTAATATTCACGGTTTTAATACAACAAGTGCAAGTACAGATCGTCAAAAAGGCTATAACATTCCTGTGTATAAAGCTCGGATCTCAGGAGCAGATATGGACACAGCAGAAGGAGCTGGTGACAATCTTTACATTCTACAACAAAAAGGAGCTCGTAGATTTAAAATATTTTCGAGATCAAATGGTGTAGGAGTTTGTAAACTTGTTGACGATGACGGTTCATCAGGAATTGATAATGGAGAAATGGTAGTTCGTGGATTTGTAGGCGGATCATCAGATAATCCTGTTATTGTTAAGAAAATATCAGGCCGTGTAATAACAGGCTATGATGATAATAGATACACATGGTATGTTGACAATGATTCATCTGCCAATGTGCTAGTATTAACAGCAATTTAATTTATGGGGGCTTAGTCCCCCATACTACAGGATTTAAGATATGTCAAAAGTACTAAGTGTTGAAAACGGAAACTACACAGTAAAAGTTGAATCGGGCGGAGAAATAATTCTTGATACAGCTCGTGGAGCAACAGTCAGCGGCTTACCTGCCGGAACTGTGGTTATCAGGGGTAGTTTAGAAGTTGAAGGAACAACTACTACAGTTGAATCAAATGATACACTTATCAATGACAACATACTTACACTAAACAATGGACAACTAGGTGCAGGAATAAGTGCATCAAAAAATTATCAATCAGGTATTGAAATTGACAGAGGTTCAGAAGCAAATGCACTACTTGTGTTTGACGACAGTGTTAGTTGGGAAATTGGTGGTGATACAGGAACTGGTGGCTTTAAATTTTTTACAGGTGCTGGAGATAAAACTACACTAGTTGTAGACGGAATAAAATCAAACAGCAGTCTATTCATTGACACAGGTAATAATGTAATCAGTGTTACAAACAGCACAAGTTATGAAGAAGGAATTTTCACATACAGTGGTGGAAACATCACAGACAGTGGCGGCGGAGTTGTCATAGACGATGATAACATTCCAAATACAAAGGCTCTAGTTGATTATGTTGCATATGCTACTGCAACTGCACTACAGGATCGTATTGAAGAAGGAACTACTAGTAAAACATTTGTTGAAACTAAAGATTTTGAAGTAACTGGATTAGATAGCGTAGTAGAGATAGGAATAGATAATACAGTAAGAGTAAGCGTAAAAGCAGATACTGTTGAAATAGGTGATTTACAATTTGACGGTACAACTATTCGTCCTACAAATAGCTCTAATAATTTGGTCTTAGAAGGTACTGGTGCAGGAGAAATTATTGCAAGGGATTTGTTTGGCATTGAAAATACAATAGGAGTTCCAAGCTCAGCTTCTGATAGATTAAAGTTGTATGTAAATACCGAAGATACTGGCGGCACAGGATTATTTTTTGTAAATAGTAGCAATACCAGAGACGAAATAATAAGTAATAATAGATCATTGCTGTATGGAATGATTTTTTAAGGAAAAGAAATGGCAATAGTAAACAAAAGATTAACAGGAAGTCAAGACAATGTTGTAGTAGTGCCTTCAGGTAAAAGATATGCAATTACTAACATATTAGTTTGTAATAACAGTAGTAGCGGATCACAGGCTTTTGACATACATTTGATTGCTAATACAGGTGGAACACCAGGTACATTAGATGATAATGTTACTAGAGTTGTTAATAATTTAGATTTACCTGCTGGAGAGACTTTTACATTTGATAGTGAAAAAGTAATTCTTGAAGCAGGAGATATGCTATCTTTTGTTGGTAACTCTGATTTAGCAACAACTGTTAGTTATTTGGAAGTCTAATGAGATTATTAAAAGCTCAAAATACAAATCTAAGAAACATTTACGGTAAAGGCGTAAAGTATGATGTCAATGATCAAATAATTGTTGACAGTACAAACGTTATGCTTGTTCCAAAAGGCACTACAGCACAAAGGCCTTCATCTCCTAACAACGGACATCTTAGATACAATACTACTGACAATAGATTTGAAATCTACGAAGCAGGCGCTTGGTATGGTATAAGAATTGCTGCACCCTCAACCTATGCTCCAATTACACAGCAAAATTTAGGTAGCGGTGATGCTAACGAAACTATTTTTGGTCCACTAGCAAGCGGTGATCCTTTCTATCCAGTTCCAACTTCTGCAGAAAATATCCTAGTATTTGTAGAAAACGTATTTCAAATTTCCGGAACAAACTATTCTCTTGTACAAAATCCTGGAAATCAAAACACAATTTCAACTGTTGTAAGTACAGGTGCAACAACTGTAATCCAAACAGCAACCAATCACGGTTATACAACTTCAGACTTAATTTATGTAACGGAAGTTGAAAGCACCATTGACGATGCACTTGAAAATTTAAACACAGACGATTCTAGTTCACCAGGTAGTCACACTATCGTAAGTATACCTGCACCTAATCAAATAGAAGTAGGTGTTGATACCAGTGGCGGTAATACTGCAAACTATGTTCCAAACAGCGGTGAAATATTTAGAGCTGGCACAAGCACAGGACCATATTTACCAGGTTGGTATTTGCAGTTTACTTCTGCACCTGATCTTGACAAACCAATCACAGTACTACATAATTTCGACAAATAAAGCAATAAATACTGTGTCAGGAGATTATTAAGTGGCACAAGTAGGTAGAATATCCGGTCCTTTATTAACAGCAAATCTAGAGCGTAATGGCATTGACCTTGCGTTTAGAAATACTCTTGACCAAACACAATTACTTTATCTAGATGTAAACACTGGTAAAATCGGCATCAATAGGAATGCACCACTAGTTGAACTGAATATAGAAGGTGATAGTCGAAGCACAAACTATATTTCAACTACATCAAGCAATATTGCAAATTTTACAATTTCAAACAATAATATAGATATAAACAGCGGTAATATATTTTTAAATGCATCTAGTGCAATAGTATTATCCAATTTAGAAACTGAACAATTTTACGCAACAGATAATACCATAGGAACAAATTCGGGTAATACAAACATGCAATTTGATCCTAATGGCACGGGTACTGTAGAATCTTTTGGCAATGTAAATGTTACAGGTAATATTCACGCGACAGGTAACATCACAGCAGACGGCAGTTTGACATTTGGTGATGGTGCTGAAGATAATATTGTTTTTAATGCTGATGTAAACAGTTCTTTAGTTCCTGATACTACTAACACTTATAGTTTAGGCAGTCCAACAAAAAGATGGTCTACTTTAGTATCAGGATTATTAAATGGTACTAACGTTGTATCTGGAACAATTGATGTAAGCAGTATTGCCCCTTTAAATCGTAAGCAAGGAAATATTTTTTGGGTATCACAAAACGGTGACGATACAAATGTTGGCGATCATCCTAATGGTCCTTTCAAAACACTTAAACGTGCTTTAGATGCCGCAGATGCTAGTACAGGCGGGCCTATCACAATACACGTTATGCCAGGAGGATACGAAGAACAAACTCCTCTAGTTGTGCCTAGTAATGTAACTATCAAAGGTGAAGATTTTAGAAACACAATTATTCGTCCTGAAAGTGCTTATCAAAGTGAAGATGTTTTTCACCTAAATGGTGAAACCACAATATCAAATATTACAATTAAAGACTTTTATTATGACAGTGGAAGTGATACAGGTTATGCCTTCCGTTTTGCACCAAACACTGTTATATCAAGTCGTTCACCTTACATACAAAATGTTACAGTAATAACTCAAGGCACCACTACAAGTGCAAGTGATCCTAGAGGATTTGCAAGCGGAGACGCAGGTAAAGGAGCACTTATAGATGGAGCAGACGTATTAAGTGCAAGTAATGAAGCAAGTATGTTGTTTCATTCAGCAACATTTATTACACCCGGTGTTGATGCAATAACAATGACAAACGGAGTAAGAGTTGAATGGCTTAATAGTTTTACCTACTTTGCAAACAGAGGATTGTATGCAAAGAACGGTGCGACAGGACATCTAAGCACAGACGGATCTACAATACAATACGGAGCAGAAATTAGAAGCATTGGTTCAGCAAGTGTATATGGAAATATAGGTTCAGAAGCAGACGGTAATGACTGTATTATGTATCTAATCGCACACAACTTTGCTTATATTGGAGCAGGAAAATTTGTAGACAACGATCCCAGTCGTGCAATACAAACTCAAGAAACTGTAGAACTTAACAGCGGTAAAATTTATCATGTATCACAAGATCACGGTGGCGATTTTAGAATTGGAGATCAATTTTTTATTGACTTTGATACTGGACAAACTAGTTTAGAACTAAGTGCTGCAGAATTTAATAATCTTTCAAGTTTAACAATTACCAGTGACGGTGGCGAAACTATAATTCGTCCTATACTTATAGATGTAGGTAATTTTAGGTTTAGCGGAAACACTATCGAATCACTTGCTGGAGCAATTAATTTAGATAGTCATACTACAAATAATATAGTTTTCAATAACAATGTGTCATTTAAAAAGAATCTAACAATGACAGGTAATTTCAGTATAGGACGTGAACTTATCACATTAGGAGATACTTTTGGGGTTGATACCATAGATTTTAATGCAGACATTAACAGCAATGTGCTTCCAGGACAAACAGGATATTATAATATAGGTAGTAATAATTTAAGATGGCTTGAAGGTTATTTTAGTGAAGCAAACATTGGCAATGTAAGATTTGTTGATACAACTGTTACTACAAATATATCCAATAGTAACTTAGAAATTCTTGCTAACGGAACTGGCAGAGTTTATATTCCAAATAATGATGTTCAAATAGATGTTGATGCATCTGTAGTTGGAACTACGTCAATAAAAAATACAAACATCACAGGTAACGTAACACTTGCAGGTGATTATTCGATCAGTGATGATTTTACTGTCGATGGAAATTTAGTAATTGGACAAAATTTACAAATTAACAAAGCCGAACTAGAAAAAATCAATATCACAGGTAATTTAATTGAAACACAGAGTAATAACGATGACCTAGATATAAGAGCATCAGGAACAGGTAATATTCAAATTCTCACTAATCTTAACATAGACAATGATATTACTGTTTTAGGAACTACAAATAGCGGAGACTTAAATTTACAAAATACTTCTGCAGATTTTGACATAGGAAATTTAAAAATTTATGACAATGTAATTGAAACTGTAGACAGTAACAGTAATATAGAACTAAGGTATGCAGGAACAGGAAATGTTACATTTGATGACATTAAAATAAAAGAAAACATTTTATTTTCTGATACCAGTGACATAGTTCTAGATGTTACACAAGATCTTACAATAAACGGTACAGGAGCTCTATTATTACCAAGAGGAACAAGTGCAGAACGCAGTCAAAACCAAGGAGACATAAGATTTAACACAACTAGTAATGTATTTGAACTTTATGTTAATTCTAGTGTTGCTTTAGGAGGCGTATATTCAGATGATTTAAAAACAAATGTTACAGCACATCCGACAAACGATACACTGCTCCTTAGAGTCAATAATGCTCTACTAGGAAGTTTTGACAGTGACGGTGTTAACCTTCACAGTTTGCAAGTCGAAGATATTAATCTTGATAACAACACAATTCAAACAAATATAAGCAACAGTGATCTAGAATTACGCCCTGACGGTAATGGAGATGTAGTTATAGAAGGAATTACAATTAGCGGTAACAGCATACTTAACACAGTGCCAGACGAAGTTTTACTACTTTCAAACAGTGATGACGGATATTGGCAGTTTGCAGGGCCAGGCGCTATTCTAATGCCTCCTGGTACTGAGCTAGAACGTCCTAGCAGTCCGGAAATAGGATTTACTAGAATAAACACAGATAGTGGTGAAATGGAATCTTGGACTGGAACTGCTTGGATTACTTCTGCTGGTGAGTTTGAAAACGTAAGTATAGCAGATATGGAAGATGAAAGCCTAATTCAAAGCCTTATTTACGGCTAAGTCTACTCTTTTCTTTACAAACGATAAATACTATTAATGCTGCAAAGGATCGACCAAATCCGTAGCAGGACGAACTGTGGTCAACCCGCAATGCAAGGTGGTTGGAGGGACAGGATCCCCGTGTTAAGGAGTAGAGATGGCAGTTGGTCGCATATCCGGTCCTCTCTTAAAGTCGAATCTCGTTCGAAACGGGATTGATCTGGCTTTTGAGACGGACTTATTATACTTGGATGTCAACAATCAGAAGATTGGTATCAAGACAAGTTCTCCTCAACACGAGTTAGATGTTTCAGGTACTACTAGAACAAACAATCTTACAGTATTAACTAGATCAGATCTAGCAGATGTTACTGTTGAAGGTAACACAATTTCAACACAACAAAATTATCTAAACCTAGGCACTTTTGACAATGTAGTATACCAAAACAAATTGCGAGTTGATAGCATTGACATTGAAGGTAATACTATTTCAACCAATGATAGCAATGCTAACATAGAGTTTAGACCAAACGGTACTGGCACTGTAGAAATACTAGCTAATATGAATGTAACAGGAAACATTCATGCAACCGGAAGTATTACATCAGACGGTGATATTACACTAGGTGATCAGGATACAGATAATATTGTGTTTAATGCAGAAGTTGCAAGCGATGTTATTCCAGATGTAGACAATACATATCAACTTGGAGAAGTTGGAAGGCAATGGGCAGATGTATATGTAAACAATTTTAATGCAACATCTATTACAACCACAGCACTTACTGTTAATGGTATTGATCTGACACTAAAACAAGGTAATATATATTATGTTGCTGAAAATGGTGATGACACTAGTGATGGCGACCATCCACAAGCACCATATGCTTCTATACAAAAAGCACTAAGCGTAGCAACCAGTGGTGATACTATTCACATCTATCCAGGAGAATATACAGAAGCGTTTCCAATGACAGTGCCAGTCGGAGTTACTGTTAAAGGACACAGTTTAAGAAGTGTTAATATTTCTCCTACTACAGAAACACGCTACAATGATGCGTTTATTGTAAATGGTGAAAGTACGGTAGAAGATTTAACAGTCAAAGATTTTTACAGTGGTGGTAATTATTTTACAATTACCGAAATAGTAGATGCAGACACATTTAAAGTAAATGTAGGAACAACAAACCAAGCACACACATATGTTAGCGGAGGGACTGTTGATTTTAGTGACAGTACTGCGCCAGTTAATGTTGACACAGCAACTTATAATGAATCAACAGGGGTTCTTGAAATTACTACTGTGACACCACATGACAGTTATGTAGGACATAGTGTATTCATTTCAAATCTAACATTTAGTTGTAACGGAGACAACAAAGTGTTTCCAGACAATGGGTATGGATTCCGTTTTGCAACTGATTTTGAAGTGACCACTCGTTCACCATATATTAGAAACATCACTGTAATAACCAAAGGCACAACTATTACAGCAGACGATCCTAGAGGATTTTTATCAGGTGATGCTGGTAAAGGTGCTTATGTAGACGGTGCATATGCTACAGCGGCGAGCAGAGAAGCTGCTATGTTGTTCCATAGTGTAACATTTATTACACCTGGTGTTGACGGATTAGTAGCGACAAACGGTGCAAGAATTGAATGGTTAAACTGTTTTACATATTTTGCCAATAGAGGTTTACACGCATTTGATAGTAATGCAGGGTTTGCATACGACGGCAAAACAAGAATAAGACTAAGTGGTCTTGCAGGTGCAGCGCCTGCAGGCGGCCAAACAGTTACATTTACTTCAACAGATGCATCAACTGTTATTGGACCTTTGAACATTGAAAGCGTAGATGGCGGAGATATACTTATAATTGATGGTAAAGACACACAGTTACTTGGATTTGATACCACTCCTCAAAGTATAACATTTAGCGGTGGAGGATCTGCAACTACCATAGAAAATATAGATGTTAGAGACTTTGGCGCAGAAGTGCGTATGATAGGATCGGCAAATGTATATGGTAATTTTGGATTGGTAGGAGATGGTGAAGGAGTACTAGTTTATGCTATAGGACAAAATCTAGCTTACATAGGTAATGGCAAAGAAGTTACAAACGATACCGGTAGTGTTGTACAAGCAAATGAAGTTGTTGAAACAAATGGCGCACAAATAAGATACAGTTCAGTTGATCACAAAGGTGACTTCCGTGTAGGAGATCTATTTTATGTAAATCAAGACTCTGGTACTGTAGAATTTAACACATCCTCTTTAAACATTACACTAACAACAGGAGCAACATTTACAGATGGCTCTAATACAACTTTTATAAATGGTGAAAGAATTGACACTGGCAATATTAGAATCAGTGGAAATACTATTGAAAGCACATCAGGAGATTTGATATTTGAATCTGCTACTGATCAAATAAATTTTGAAAACAATGTCACAGTCGACGGAAATATAGATGTTACTGGAGACGTAACAATTGGAGGAAATATTACACTAGGTGATAGCGGGAATGACAACTTGCAAATTGTTGCTGGCATCACATCCGATCTACGTCCAAACGTCACCAGCACATTTAGTTTAGGTGCTTCTAATACAACTTGGAATAATTTGTTTGTAGATACTATGTTTATTGATGATTTAGAAATCAATACCAACTATATAAAAAGCACAGTCAGTAATGCAGACATAGAACTACGAGCAAACGGCACAGGTAACGTTTATTTTCCTTCTAATGACGTGCAAATTGACAACGATTTCACAGTTAATGGAACCAGCACACTAGGTAACACAAACATCACAGGCACAGTAACTCTTGTAGGATTACACACACAAACTGGTAATGCAGATATATCAGGAAATGTTGATGTAACACAGGATTTAACTGTAGGTGCAGCAGCACAGTTTGAAGAAATACTCATAGACGATAATATTATCACAACAACTAGTTCGAATGCAGATCTTGAACTAAGAGCCAACGGTACAGGCAATGTTGTTATACCAAACAATGATGTTGTTATATCAAATGATTTAACAGTACAAGGTACAACAAACTTTGTAGATTTAATTAGCTCAGGTACAATCACATCCAGTGAATTTAGCACAGGTGATATTGTAATTAGGGAAAACTTTATTACAACTACAAATAGCAATAGTGATTTGCAACTACGTGCGGCAGGTACAGGAAGTGTTGTAATAGACGATATAAGCATAGACAGTAATATTATTTCTAGTACAGCAGATATGGTATTTACACCAGGTAGTGGTGTAGTAGAAATAGACGGTACTGGTGCTCTTACTTTACCTATTGGCAACGATGCAGCTAGACCAACTCCAACAGCCGGACAAATTAGATTTAACAGTGAACAATCAAGATTTGAAGGCTATGACGGAAGTAACTGGATAAAACTAGACGGATTACAAGATCTAGACGGCAATACACGTATTACAGCAGAGATTACACCGGGTGCTAATGATAACACAATAAGATACTACATTAACGGTGCTGTTGTAGCAGATATGAATGCTAGTAGATTCAACACAAATCGTGTAACCGTAGATAACATTGAAATAGACGGTAATGTGATAAGTAGTATTACAACTAATACAGATCTTGAGTTCAAAGCAAATGGTACTGGTCTTGTAAAATTTGAAAATTTAGGTTTTACAGATAGTACTATCAAAAATACAGTAAATGATGCTGTTACAGTTTTTGAAAATACCGGAGACGGATATGTTAAGTTTGATGGTACACAAGGTGTTGTATTGCCTGTAGGCGGAAACGCAACTAGACCAACAGGTGTTCAAGGAATGATCCGTTTTAACACCGATGATTCAAGGGTTGAATTGTACGACGGAACTAGTTGGGTATCAGTAGCAGGTGCTAGTGGTGGTATTTCTTTTGCTCAAGCTGAAGAAATAGCAATTGAAAAGGTTTTGATATTTGGATAGATAAATGGCAACTATATTAAAAAATACAGTAATAAAAAATTGTGGCACAGTGCCTGTGTTGATTTATGAAACACTACCTACAACAAGGGTAACTATTCTCGGTTTGAGTTTTACAAATCTTACAGACCAATTTATATATTGCGATGTTTTAATTAAAGACAATACTAGTGTTACAGGTTATTATCTAAAAGACAGTATTTTGCCAGCAGGAACAAGTTTACGGGCAGTTAGTACAGGTGAAAAATTAGTATTAGCACCTAGCAATCAATTACTCGTTAGATCAAGTGTTGACGATTCAGTTGATGTTATAGTCAGCTATGTGGAGATAACATAATGACATATTATATAGGAACAAGCCCAACCGACGTTATTGATAGTTTTATTAAACGTTATTTTTATGGACTACGTAGAAACGAAGATGGTGAGTTATTTTTGATGAAATCAGATCAATTAGCAGGCGGAGATGAGAATGTTGTTGTAGTAAATGACATTGGTATTGCTGAAGAAAACTATCTTGACTTTGAAGAAGGTATTGATTTTCTTAGCGGCATAGACGAAAATCATGACAAACTATATAACAATGTTAGATATCCGCAATTCAAATGGGACAGTAGATCGTTAACATATTTTATTGATCCTACAGATGGTCAATTCATTCAACGGTTATCACAAGCATATGTTTATCCAGATGCAATTTCAAGTCCTTCATATAGCGACGGAAATGAAGATGCAGTACTAAAAGACCCAACACCATATACACCGAACGGACAAGGATACTAAAATGGCAGAATTTTCATTAGACAGATTTAAGTACAACTGGAAAGGTGATTGGACAGCAGGCACTGATTATATTAGAGACGATATTGTAAGAATTAATGGTAAAAGTTATGTCTGTGTAGTTGGACATACAGCAAGCGCATCATTTAGAACAGATCAAGAAGCTACTGTTCCAGGATCTAGTCCTCCTATTCCACAACCTCGTTGGATAGTAATGACTAGCAGTAAATTTTTTGCAGGCGAATGGGAAACTGCTACCGATTACAATGTAGGTGATATTATTCAATATCAAGGATCTTTGTATGTTTGTCAAGTCGCACATGCTTCAACAGATTTTCACACAGATTCTCAAGGTGTTAATGAAAGTATTAATACTAGCTCAAATAAATGGGTTTTGTATGGTTTAGGACAAGGATATCAAACAGATTGGTCACCAGGTACAAGTTATGGCTTAGGATCAACAGTGAGATATGGTGGCATAATTTATAAATGTGTATTACCTCATCTAAGTGGAGTTTTTGAAAACGAAACAGGAAATTGGGTAGTACATTATGAAGGATATGACTACAAAGGTGTGTGGGAAGTTACCACTAATTACAAATTAAACGATTTAGTTAGATATGGTGGAGGAATTTTTAAATGTATAGAAACACATACTTCAGGAAGTTTAGAAATAGATGATGAAAAATTTGAATTAGAAATTCCAGGAAGTCAATTTGATAATGTCTGGGATAGTACTACTGTTTATAACGAAGGAGATATTGTAAGATATGGAGGACATCTATACTATGCAATCAATAATAATGTAGACAGCCAACCTTCTCGTAGTGAAGTTTCTGACACGGTTGATAGTACAATTGATTGGAGAATATTATCAAAAAATTATAATTTTAGAGGATTATGGAATAAAATTTATTCAACACCTTTTAAAACTGGAGATATTGTACAAAGAGGAGGATACCTATATAGAGCAGTAAGAGATGTAAGTATTGCAGACGGAGATGGAAGCACTTTAGATTATTTAGATGAAGAGGTTTGGGAACAAGTAGTACCAGGAAAAATATTTTTAAATGTATGGCAAACAGATACCGTTTATTCTTTAGGCGATGTAGTTACATATTTAGGTACTACTTATGTTTGTAACCAAGAACATGAATCGGCTGTTAATAATTTCCCAGGAGATAATGGCAGCGGATACGTGTATTGGGATATTTTAATACAAGCAGGACAACCTGCAGGTATGTTGTATCCAGGTGATATGCTTACATTTGGATTGTCGAGAGATTTAGGAATAGGACAAATTGGAGATGGATCTAGTTTTGGATCTGCTCGTGTTCCTATAGGAACAGAACGACAAGTGTTAAGTGTAAGTGACGAACTTGAGGCATATTGGAGAAGTGTTAGTGCTGATACCGACATAGTATATGTTGCAAAACACGGTGTCGATCAACCTGGCTATGGTAAATCTGCAGATAGACCGTTTAGAACTGTAAGATATGCATGTAATTTTATAGAAGATAACTTAACACCATTAACTCCTGCAAAAGTTGCTGTGGCGACAGGTAGATTTGAAGAAGTAGGACCAATAACTATTCCTGCAGGATGTGTTGTAATGGGCGACGAATTAAGATCAACAACGATAGTTGCTACTGGTCCTAAAACTGAATATGCAAACACTTGGATTTATCATACAACAGCTATAAATCATATAGAAAGTATTGTAAGTGATGTTGCAAACGGTGTACCTATAGTAAAATCATCTGGAAATACTGTAGACCAACCAGGTAATCTTCCAACTACTACTCCAGATGCTATTAACGCTTTAGCAGCTATATTTGCAGACTATAAAAATTTTGTAGAATTTAGAATACAAAGCGGAGATACAGATCCAACTTTATCTGGATCAAATTCTTTAAATGCTGATACAAATAGAATAAATTTATCAACTATATTATCTTTGACTGAGGATTTTCTTGTAGAAGAAGCGTATAATTATGTAAAAAATCAATATTCTGATATAACATTAGATAAAACTAAAGAAACTAATGATTTACGTGTATTTTTTAGAGGAATAAAACGTGATGTAAAATACTCTGGAAATTATCTAACACTTGTTGCCGGCAGATATTACGCAAATAGTGTAAACGGATCAAAATTAGATGATTTGTTTTGGGTAAGAGATACTACCGGTTTAAGAAATTGTACCACTGATGGGTTAGAAGGAACTCTTAACCCGCCAGGAGTTTTTGCACAATACCAAAGACCAACAGGTGGTGCGTGTGTTGCACTTGATCCAGGTTGGGGACCAGCTGATAATAGAACTTGGATTGTAAATAGATCACCTTATCTACAAGGAGTTACAAATTTAGGTACTGCATGTGTAGGTAAAAAAGTAGATGGAACTCTACATAATGGCGGAAATCGATCTATGGTTTCAAATGACTTTACACAAGTATTAAGTGACGGAATAGGAGCTTGGATTACAGGAAATGCAAGAGCAGAACTTGTGTCTGTGTTTACGTACTACTGTCAAGTAGGATACTTGGCGGAAAATGGTGGAATTATACGTGCTACTAATGGAAATAATTCTTACGGTACTTATGGCGCAATCGCAGAAGGTAATGATCCTGACGAAGTGCCTCAAGATGTTTTAGTAGATAATACGCAAAACGAAGCTCAAGTTAGTGCTGCTTTTGCAGGAGGCACTACAGATCAATTATTTGTTTTTGAATACAGCCATGCAGGAGAAAATTATTCACAAGCAAGTGCAGAGATTATTGGTGCAGGATTTGATGCTGAAGTTGAATATACTGACTTTAGACATGGTGCATTATTTGAATCAAGATTAATTAACACTAGTGGATCAGGATCAGAAGGCGGATCTAATTATCTTGTAAGACAAAATTCTGCACAAGTAACAATTGGTGCAGGCAGTAGAATTATTCTTAACACTAATGAAGAAACACAATTTGATACAGAAATTCTAGGTATGAGATTGTTAATCATTCAAGGAACAGGAGTAGGACAATACGGATACGTTGCCGCTTATAACACAGTATCAAAAGAATGTACAATACGTAAAGAGAGTACTAACGAATTAGGCTGGGATCATGTATTACCAGGATTTACAATTGAAACAGATTTAGATAGCACAACAACTTATAGAATCGAACCGAGAGTTTATGCAAATCATCCAGGATTTAGTTCATCAGCAACAAATTTACCACAAGCTCGATCATTTATAGATAGCCAGTTTGGCGGATTAACTGCTTTTTACTTTAATATTGAACTTGCAGACGGAAGTGCTGGTGTACAAGATACTGTAGCAGTGCCCGCAACAATAAATGTACAACGATCAGGAAATAATTATATTGTTACTCTTGTTAATCCTGGAGCTGGATATGCTACAGGAGATCAACTAGTAGTTCCTGGAACATCACTAGGCGGAGCTACACCAGCAAATGACTTAACAGTAACAGTTACAGAAACAACCCAAGACAGTTCAAATACAATAGTAAGTATTTCTACTTCTGGAGTGGGAAGAGATGGAAGATTTGTAGCACTAGCAAGTCCTAACTTTGTTGTTTACAGTGACAACGGAACATCTTGGACAGAAACAAATCTAAGTGTAAATGCAAATTATTTTAAACTTTTAACAGGCAGAAATAGATTTATAGCTTTAGCAAGAGGTACAGCAAATTATAGTTTTAGTTATGACGGTGTTTCTTGGACTACAAGAAGTCTACCAACATCACAAAACTGGGTAGACGGTGCGTACGGATTACTGAAAGGTGGAACACATAGGTTTGTTGTTATTGCAGAAAATACTAATGTAGCGGCTTATAGCACAGACGGATTAAATTGGGGATCAGCAACATTACCTACAGGAGACGACAGTACAGGAGATCAATGGTTAAAAGTAGCATTTGGACAACAAAGATTTGTAGCAATATCTGGCTCCCAAACAAGAGATGTAGCATATAGTGCAGATGGAATAACTTGGTCAAGATTTGATAATGTTCTTCCAGGAGAGTATAATTGGATCAATCTTGAATACGGAAACAATAGATTTTTAGCACTAGCCGAAGACGGTACTATAGCATATAGTTTAGATAGAGGACAAACTTGGTCATTAGGTACTACTGCTCCGTCACCAGACGGATCAACTGCTATGATATGGAATGACATCAAATATGGACAAGGTGTATTTGTGGCAGTTTGTCAAACACAAACAGCTATAGATTATGGTCAACCTTTAGGTTTTGAATCTGGTCCGACAACTTGGGTAGCAACTACAGAAGATGGAATTTATTGGAGAGAATATAATCTTGATAATGCAGGAGAATATAATACAATTTGTTTTACAGACATAGGACAAGAACCTCGTTGGGTAACATTCAGAGACAATCAAGTTCTAAATAGTGTATGTACAATTAATACAGGGGCACTAGCTAAAGTTAGAGCAAACGTAACTGCTGGATCATTTACAGAAATTAAAATTTGGGATCCTGGTAGCGGTTATTCTGTTTCAAATCCTGTTGAATTAACAGTAGTTGACACTCAATATGTAAGTGAAATTGAAGTAGATAATCGATTAGGAAACGGCGTATTAGCCCAACCCGACTTTATAAACAGAGGTGCAGGTTATAGAGTTACTACAAGTTCTATAACAATATCTGGAAATGGATTTGCAGATATTATTCCTGAAGGAGCATTTGTAACACTAAAAGGAGTAAATGCAAGTATACCTGGACCAGGAGTGCAAATTAGATTTGCAACAATTGACGACGAAGTTTCTGATGATCCTGATGTATACAAATTATTTACAGGAGTTGGCGCAACTGATTTAGGCGACGACGGAAGCGGAAATGGAACTAGAATTGTACGTTTCCAAATAAGTCCTACAATGAAAAACGAATACAATCTAGTAACGAATACTGCAACTACATTAAGGGTAGGATATGCACAGTGTAGAATATCAGGACATGATTTCCTAGACATTGGTACAGGTAACTTCCAACAAACAAATTACCCAGAAATTTATGCTGGCGGCGCATATTTTGTTAGTGCGCCAGAAAATGAAGTATTAGAAGTTGATGGTGGTAGAGTTTTCTATACCAGTACAGACCAAGACGGTAACTTTAGAGCAGGCGAATTATTTGGTGTAAATCAAGCAACTGGTGTGGTTACAATTAGTGCAGAATTTTTTGATTTAGACGGTTTAAGTGAACTATCACTTGGCGGAGTAAGGCTAGGTGGTTCCGGTGCAGTAGTAAATGAATTTAGTACCGACCCCACATTTAGTGCAGATAGCAATAGTATTATACCAACACAAAAAGCTATTGCTACGTTCTTAGCAGATAGATTGTCAGTTGGTGGTTCTGATCTTGAAACTAATAGTATTACAGCAGGTCAAGTTCAGGTTGGCACTAGTGAAAATATAATTTTAACCACAGGAGGCAACTATCTAACAATACCGAGAGTTGTAGTTTTTGACGGTAAAGATGATTTAAACAACCCAACAGCAATACAGGGTACAATAGTTAGTCAAATGCTGTTTGCAAGGAATTTCAATGAGTCAATGCAATAAGATAAATAACATAGCGGAGCGAATAAATGGCAGAATTTAAACTTGGTAGAATTAGATTTGTATGGAAAAATGACTGGGCTACCGGAAAACAATATTATCAAGATGATGTTGTTGCTTTTGGTGGAAAGGTATACATTTGTATAACGGGTCATATTAGTTCTGCTTCATTCTTTAGTGACTTTGATATTAGTCCTCCAAAATGGAATCTGGTAAGTGATGGACAAACTTGGAAAGGTGACTGGCAACCACAAGTTTATTATGTGTACAGTGATATTGTAAGATATGGTGGACGACTATATATTTGTCAGAATCCTCATACATCTGCAGCGGATTCTACTACAGGATTAGAAGCTGACATTGCAAACTGGGAGATTTATGCAGAAGGTATTGAATGGAAGGCTGATTGGCAAACTAATTTCGATTATAAACAAAATGATCAAGTAAAGTACGGTGGAACAACATATGTATGTAACCAGAATCATATTAGCGCAGCTACTGACAGCTTAGGATTAGAAGCAGATCTTTCTAAATGGGATATTTTTAATCAAGGATTTGATTACAAAAATGATTGGGCAACCGGCACTAGATATAAAGTTAACGATGTAGTTAGACTAGGCGCTAACTTATGGATAGCTACACAGTATCATACAGCAGCAGGAACTTTTGCGGCAGACAGTGCAAAATGGTCAAAATTTGTAGATGGCTTCCAATACGAATCTAGATGGAGCGGTCCTGCAAATTATCAACCAGGAGATATTGTTGCATATGGTGGTAACCAATATATTGCAAAAACTGAAAACACAGGTGCTCGACCTCCTGCATCAACAAGTGATTGGGATTTATTTTCAGAAGGTTTAAGATTTATAGGAGATTGGGGCGACGATAGTTCAAACTTTGAATACGAAGTTGGCGATCTTGTACGTTTAGGCGGATATACATATAGAGCCAAAATTGATCATACAGGTCAGCAACCACCAAATAGTACATACTGGGATAGATTTAATACCGGTATTGACTGGCGCGGAGAATGGTTAGATGACCAAGAATACTATGAAGGCGATGTTGTAAGATATGGTGATAATTCATATATTTGTATTTTAGGACATGTTTCCGAAGGTGATGATTATTCTACAGAAACAAAAGTAGATCCAGGCGGCGGCGCACAAAATTCTCGTCCAGACTTAGATGCAACTGGTACTTACTGGAACGTAATAACAATTGGTAGTGAACAAAGTGTTTTGACTACTACAGGCGATTTAGTATACTATGGAGCAGCAGGACCAACTCGTTTACCAATTGGAACAGATGGACAAATTTTACAAGTAAGCACAGCAGGAATACCTGAATGGGTTACTTATGCAAGTGCTGATGATGTTTACTATGTTGCAGAACATGGTGTAGACAGTCCTGCACCAGCTTATGGTAAATCTATAGATAGACCTTGGAGAAGCATTAGATATGCTGCTCAACAAGTTGAGCTGGGTACTAAAGCTGCTAGTGCTGTAAAATTACTAGAAAGAAACAGAAGATTTATTCAGCGAGAAATTGTAGAATGGACAGACTATCAAATAACAAATAATATTTCACCGTTCACAAGTGCGTTCTCTTACAATAGTGCAAAGTGTGAAAGAGATATGGGATTATTAGTTGATGCATTTATATGGGATTTGAAACACGGAGGCAATGTACGTTCTCGTGAAGCAGCATTATCATACGTAAATGAGACAGCAGGATCTCCATATCTATCACAGAAGAATGAAACGAAAGCAAGCATTGCATACGGATTAACTGTTATAGAAAAGGTTTTAAAACAACAAGCACCTGCAGTAAATTACCAAACAACTAACGGAGACAATTCTACTGCTGTAGTTGAACAGTACTTCGAAACAGCATTAGGTGATCAGGCAGTAGTTGAATATGAAAGTGTAGTAACAGGGGGAAGTGCCGCAGCAGTCGGTGGAGGATACTAATGGCAACAATATTTGAAACAATTACAGAACTAAGCGGAATCGTAACAGACGCAATAACAGCAGGAAACGATACTAATATCCCTCAAAGATTAATTAGAAATACACTTATAAAAGTTAGCACTGGTAAGTATTATGAAGTTTTACCTATTATTGTACCAGCTGAATGCTGTATAATTGGTGATGAATTACGAGCAACTAATGTACAGCCAAGAAAGGCAACTAACGCCACTCTAACGCCTGCAGACGATTTTAATTATAGTTATGAAGGTTTAAAAAGATTAGAATCTGTTATTGGTGATGTGGTAGCAGGAACAACAGTTACTCCGACAACCGGAAATACAGAAACACAAATACAAAGTTGGCCATATGCTGAAACAGATGGACCTAAAAACGCAGTTAAAAAACTTGCAAGAAGTATTCGCAGAAGGATAGATGTAGGACTTGGTAACAAAAAAGAAGCTAGACTTACAAAGGCATATGATATGTCTACACCTGCATTTGGTTATGCAAGAGATTTACTAAAACTGAATAAGAAGTTTTTACAAGCAGAAGTTATAGAATATATTAGAGTAAATTATCCTAATCTTGCATACAGTAGAACAAAATGTAAACAAGATGTTGGATTTATAATTGATAGCGTTGGATATGATTTAACTTATAACGGAAATTGGCAAAGCGTTAAAGCAGGAGAAGCATATTACGAAGGTACAAATTTACAAATAGCATCAAGTGAAAAAACAGCAACACTTGCAGCTTACGGTTATTTAAAAAATATAATGCAATCTGTGTCGCAAAATACAAACATAGCATCGCCATTACAAAGTGTTGAAACGCAAATTGAAGATTTAGGATTCGCAGGTACTCCTACAACGACGGCAAAAGTTGCTTCATTAATGAATAATATTATTGATATAATTACTAATGGTAGTGGTTCTGTATCTATTACATATCCTGATACCAGTGGAGTAAGTCAAACATTAATTAACGGTAGCGAAACTATACGTTTATTAAAATCTACAGTACAAGAAAATACTATAGATTTTATTAACGGACATTTCGGAAGTTTTCAATATAACAGTGCAAAATGCAGAAGAGATCTTAATAATATAATTACAGATACTGCGTATGATGTGGCTTTGGGGACAAATTACAATGCTATATTCAACGGTCGTGCTTATAATAGACCTAACAACGCTTATAACTTACAAGCACAAAGAACAGAAACAGTAGGTTCTATAAGATATGCTAGAGATCAATTAAAAGAAACAGTTACAGATGACGGATCATCTGCAGGTGGATCGTCAAATGCAAGTGCTAGAATAACTACAGCATATAATGAAATTGTTGATATGATTACTAACGGTCTTAGTGCTGAAAATGCATTAAGTTTTCCAAGTCCTGTAGGAGTTGATCAAAACAGGGTAGATGCTAAGGATAATTTAATTGCTAACAAAACATTTATGCAAGAAGATGTAGTAGCTTATGTTAATAATACATATGGTGCATTATCTTATAACGAAGGAAAATGTCGTAGAGATGTAGGATTTATAATTGATGCATTATGTTATGACATATTGTATGGCGGAACACAAGCAACAACAAGGATTGCTGAAAGTTATTTTGATGATGGAACTTCTCAACTTTATGGTAACGAAGTTGAAACTGTTGCAGCTTATAACCACTTAAAGAGCATTGTAGGTACAATCGTTCAAGAAGGAACTGTTACAGCACAAAGCGGAAATACTGAACTACAAACAAAACCTGGCACACCTGCCACTGCAACTGAAGAAACAGAATTAGATGCTAAGATTGATATTATTACAGCAGCAATTACAGCCGGTAACTTAAATAGTTTGCCTGCTCCTGTTTATCCAAGTATTATATGGGCCGATGCAGAATATCAAACCGCTCATAGTAATATTTTTAGTGATAAAAACAATGTAATTACAAGCACTATACAGTATATAAACACAACATACAGTGACTTTAACTACAATCAGGCAAAGTGTTCAAGAGATCTTGGTTTAATTATTGATGCTGCAAGATATGATTTTATGCTTGGTTCAAATTTTGCAAGTATACAAGCGGCTTATAGTTACCTTAGACAGCCATCAGCAAAAATTGTCGGCAATCAAAAAACTGCAACTTTAGCTGCTAACGAATACGCTAGAACGGTTCTAGTATCTGCATTAAGTGGTAACGCGGCAGCAATAGCAGGTGTAAATGAAACTTGGGAATGGGTTGAAGATATTATTTGGAGTGGATCTTCAGAAGCAAGCAATTCTCAAACTGCTGATATTGAAGCATATAACTCTACAAGAATGTTAGAACTAAACAAAGAATTTTTTGTAGATGAAGTATTAGCTCATGTAGATGACACTTTTAAGGCAACAGTAAATGGATTAACTATAACTACAGGTCTAGCTGATGGACAAGTTATTATAGATGATACAAGTTATCTATTTGAGGGAATGCCTGTAAAATTTAGAGATGGTGATGATTCTGCACAATCTGTAGAAAATTCACAATTTGATGAAAATACTACCTATTATGTAAGAAGCATTTTAAGTAACACAAACTTTACACTTTCAGAGTCAAAATTTGGACCTGTAGTAAACATATTAAATTACGGAGAAGGTTTTGAAGTTTACATGGCTTATGATTATAATAGAACATTATGTGCAAGAGACGTTAGAGAATATATAGATGCAATTAAATGGGATGTAACTTGGCCACAAGAACAATTTAGAACGTATAACAAGTTTGGGTTTGATGTTACATTGTATCTACCTGCAATTTACAAATCTAGACTAGCAGCACGTTATTATGTTAATAGTGTATTAGGATCACAAGAAGAAGATTTTTATTACTTACGTAACGGAACAGGCTTGAGACTACAAACTATGGAAGGCCTACAAGGAGATTTAGGTCCTGCAAACTCTAACGGAACACAAAGACCTACAGCAGGCGCTTATGCTTCACTAGATCCTGGTTGGGGTCCAGATGATCAGCGTGTGTGGATCACAGCAAGATCACCATACGTACAAAACTGTACAACATTTGGTTTTGCTGCAGTTGGACAAAAAATTGACGGAGCATTGCATAATGGAGGTAATGACTCGATTGTTTCAAACGACTTTACACAGGTTATATCAGATGGTATAGGTGCCTGGATTCTAAACAACGGTCGTGGAGAGCTTGTGTCAGTGTTTACATATTATTCACACATTGGATACTTATGTGAATCAGGCGGTAGAATGAGAGCTACTAACGGTAATAACTCATATGGTAAATTTGGTTCTGTAGCAGAAGGTGTTGATCCAGATGAAATACCAGTTACAGCTATTGTTGATAATGAAAAACAATATAATGCAGTAGTTGCCAATGTATTTACTGACGGTGCAAATGAAATTTTAACTGTAGAATATTCACATGCAGGTAACGATTATACAGAAGCAAATTTAAATTTCTTTGGTGCAGGTGATAACGAATCTACTGTTTTTGATGAATTCCGTGATCAAGGTGTAAATCAAGTAAGAATTATAGAAGTTGATGATTCTACTGGAAACCCAGATGCAACAGCAGGAGGAAATGGATACCTTGTTGTTACAAACACTGCACAGACAGGTAATAGCACAAGTATTACACTTGCTGCAACAGATGGTAACAGTAGTACAGCATACATTGGTATGAAAGTTTTAATTACAGGTGGTGCTGGAACAGGACATTATGCTATCGTTGATACTTATAATGCAGGATCTAAAGTTGCTACTGTTGTTAAAGAGTCAGACGGCACAGCAGGATGGGATCACATAGTTCCAGGAACAACATTTGTATCGCCTAACAGTTCATCAACATATTTGATAGAACCTGCAATTACATTTACTGCACCTACAAGAAGTGATACAACACATTCAATTACAAGCGATGTATGGAATGATGTACACTATTTTGAAACATCTGCACAGTATAACAATGTAGCTAGTGCTACTGACGGCGATGGTATTAGTGCAACATTTAATGTAACAAGAAATGGTAGTAAATATTATGTAACTCTTAATAGTGGAGGAAGTGGTTATACTAGATTAGAAACTTTAACAATATTAGGAACAAATTTAGGTGGTACATCTACAACTAACGACATTACAATAACAGCTACAGTAGTAAATGCAAGTACTGGCGCTATTGAAGAATTTGATATTTCTGGTGTTGGATTAAAAGGTAGATTTATTGCATTACCTGATAGTGGTACTACAGCAATAATTTCAAATGATGGTAGTACCTGGACTAATAGCACACTAGCAACAAGTCTAACATGGCAAAGATTATCTAGCGGATTAGCAGACGACGGTTCGACTACTTTCAAACAAAGTTATGTTATTGCGGCTGGTATTACAGGAGGTGCAACGGCAGTAAATTATTCAACTACTGGAGCATCAGGCACCTGGAGTGCGCCAGCATCTCAGCCTGCATTGACAGCAAGCACAAGATGTGATGTAGCATTTGGACAAGTTGCTTCAGCAACAGCAAGATTTATACTAATAGGTGACGGAGACAGAGACGTAGCATATTCAGATGATGGTGGTGCAAGCTGGACAACAACTGCTAATGCTTTGCCTTCAACAGGATATACCGCAGTTGCATACGGACAAGGAAAATTTGTAGCAATTAAATCAGGAAGCCAAGAAACTTCTTATTCAACAGATGGTGTAACCTGGGTACAAGTTGCTGCAGGAATGCCTAATACTAACGCCTGGACAGATCTAGCATACGGTAAAGGTAAATTTTATGCTATTGCAAGCGACAGCACTACAGGAGCATATTCATTAGATGCAGGTGCTAATTGGACTGCTAATACTATAACTACTGGCGGTGGAGGAACAGCTCTACCAGTGCGTATCTCTTACGGACAGGGTGTATTTGTTGTAACAACAAACGATACCAACGAATTACCATATTCTGAAGATGGTGTTTACTGGCCTACACCTTATGCAATTACAGCAACCACATATACAGGTGGATTAAAAGCGGTAGGATTTGGTAATCCTAATAGAGATCCTAAGTTTGTTGCTATACAAACAGGCACAACTACTGCTCTCGGAAACTTTAAAATAGGCTGTACTACAAAAGCAAGAGCTGGTGTTGCAAGTGAAAAATTATTTCAATTAAGAATTACAGAACCTGGTTCGGGATATGGTGTGACAGCGCCGACTATGACAATTACTGATCCTAACAATATTAATGAAGCATTATTTACAGTAAGATTAAATAGTGGTATACTAGGTCAACCAACATTTATTGCAAGAGGTAGTGGCTTTTTAAGTGCAAGTGCAGAAGTAAACGCAGATGAAAGTAATGGCTTTGCAAATTTCTTACAAGACGGACAATTTGTTGCAGTTAGACAGCTTTCAGCAGTACCAGTAAACGGATCAAACATAGTGTTTGACAATCTTCCTAATCAAGTGTTTAAACTTGTTAATGTTGTTAGTAGAGTTGGAACTAAAGACGGAGCTTACACTGCATTCTTACAATTATCACCTAATATGGAAATTGAAGATGCCGTTCCAAATGGTGACGGTGTAACAATGCGTATTAGATTTAGTCAGGTACGTCTAACAGGACACGATTTCTTAGATATTGGTACAGGTAACTTTGACGATACAAATTATCCAAATAGCGTATACGGAGACCCGGTTAATGACCCTGTGCAAGATAACGAAACAGAAGATTTTAACGGTGGGCGTGTGTTCTTTACAGCAACTGACCAAGATGGTAACTTTAGAGTTGGTGACTTGTTTAGTATTGAACAAGCAACTGGTGTTGCAACATTAAATGCAGAAGCATTTAACATTGCAGGTCTACAAGAACTAACACTTGGTGAAGTTACGCTTGGTGGTAACTCTGCAAGTGTTACTGAATTCAGTACTGATCCATTCTTTACTGCTAATAGTGATAGTATTGTTCCTACTCAACGGGCAATTAAGAGTTATATTGAAGCTCAAATTGGTGGTGGTGGTGCATCACTGGTTGTTAACAGTGTTACAGCTGGTGACATTTTCATTAACAGCACACAAATTACAACGGTCACTGGAGCGTTGATAAATATAAAAGCAAACGTAAACTTTACGAAAAGTGTATTAGGTTTACCGTTAGCATACAATTATTTTTTAAGATAGGAGAGAAAAAATGGCAACAGGAATATTAGGTACACCAGCAGATTTAAGCCCAACTACCAATACTACAATATATACTGTACCTGCTGATACATTTGCTATAGTTACAATCAGTGTTTGTAACAGAGCAACATCTACTAGAGATGTTAGAGTTGCTTTAGCAGCGTCCGGCACACCTGGTAATTCTGAATATATAGAATTTGATACAGAATTAGTAGCAAACGGTACACTTGAAAGAGGTGGAGTAGTTTTAGATGCAGGTAAAAATGTTGTAGTATATGCAAACAGTACAGATGTAACTGCAATGGTTTATGGCATAGAAACAGCAACGACATAAGGAAGTTACAATGAGGAAAATTACAAACGGAGTTACAGGTGGACCAATATTAGGAACGCTTACAGCAGTAGGACAAACAATTAGTAGCGTTCTTACTGATAATGATATAACACTTACTCCTAACGGAAACGGTGAAATCCAAGTTAACTCCCATATGAATTTACGTAGCGGTAGCAATCTTGTTTTACTAGACAATGACAATAGTCAATCAGTAATACTTGCAGTTCCTGCAGATGTTACTTCGGATGCTACTTATACATTTCCTGCAGCAGGACCAGACGCAGGAAAATTTTTACAAACTGACGCAGGCGGACAATTAAGTTGGGTGGCAGCAGATATTCAAATAACAAACAATACTACTGATGCTGCAACATACTATCCAACTATGACGACAGCAACTAGTGGTGGTATCACAGGTGAAACAGTAAGTAACACAAAATTTAGTTTTCAACCAAGCACAGGAAATTTAACAATTACCGGTCAACTTAGTGGCACAAGTGCAAGTTTTTCTGGAAACATGAGTGCAGCTACTATTACTGAAACTTCTAGTATAACACTTAAAGAAAATATATCTCCTATCGAAAATGCTCTTGATAGTGTTATGGAATTAGCTGGAAAAATATATGACAGGAAAGACGGAAGTACAAAAAACGAAGCAGGTTTGATTGCTGAAGAAGTTAACAAAATACTTCCAAATTTAGTTAAAAAAGATAGTGAAGGAAATCCAGAAAGTATTTACTACACAAAATTAAGTGCGTATTTGATTGAAGCAATTAAAACACTTAAAGTTGAAATTGATAAGATAAAAGGGTAAGCGTTAATGGCAACTCTAAAAAATACATCATTTGGAAACGTAATCCTACCAGACGGGACTTCAGCACAGAGACCAGGCTCACCAACAAATGGAATGCTTAGGTACAACACAGATCAAGGATTGTTAGAGTTTTACGATGGTGGATGGAGACCAGTAACTGGAGTTGCAAAAGGAACAATTGGTACTGGCGGTAACGAAATCCGTTATACAGGAGCATCAGGAAGTAGAGCAAACGGTGGCATAATACACATGTTTACTTCTGTAGGAGGTCACACCTTCACACCAACATTTACAGGAACTGTAGAAGTTCTTATAATAGGAGGTGGTGGAAGCTCTGGAACACACTGGGGCGGTGGTGGTGGCGGTGGCGCCATGATATACAATCGTGCATATCCAGTAAGTGCTGGTACAGGCTATCCTATTACAGTAGGTGGTGGCGGTGGCATTGCAACATATCCAAATAGAGGAAACCAAGGCGGCAGTTCAGTATTTAACGGTGTAACTGCTATTGGTGGCGGTGGCGGCGGATCATGGGACGGTAATAATGATCCTACCGGAAACATGGCTGGCGGTTCTGGAGGAGGAGGAGCAACAGGCTCATCTCAAGGATCCAGATTTAGATTTGAAGGTGGTAGAGGAAATTATTCTGGACAAGGATATCCAGGCGGTACAGGTATAAGATTTAATCAACAAGGTGATAATGGACATTCATCAGGAGCTGGCGGAGGAGCTGGTGGCCCAGGAATTTCGGGTACAGAAAATGCACACGATGGTATTGTAAGTGATGGTGGCCCAGGAGCAGCAAACGATATCCTTGGTGAAACACTATATTGGGCAGGTGGCGGCGGTGGCTGCAATCACCTAGGCAACGGTAGACGTGGCCCAGCAGGTGGCATTGGTGGTGGAGGTGGTGGCCGTATATACCACGGCGGGCCAAGACATCCAGCCGATGGCAGAAATGGTGTAGGCGGAGGCCGAGCATTAAACGCAGGTGGTGCCGCTGTAAATCACGAGCAATCAGGACCAGGCGGAGTAAATACAGGCGGTGGCGCCGGAGGCAGAAACGGCTGGAGTGGATTTAATGGTACAACTGCTGGTACTGGTATAGTTGTAGTGAGGTATTAATTATGGCAATTTTAAAAAATACAACAATAAATGATACTGGCCATATTGATATAGAGGCAAATACTACAGGAAATAGACCATCCGCAAATAATGGTCATATTAGAATGAATACTTCATATAATCCTGCGGTTTTAGAATTTTATGATGGGTCTAATTGGCGTCCAGTTACAGGTTACAGTCAAGGTAGTTTAGGTAGTGGTGGAACAATTTCATATTTACATGGCGGAATAGTTCATTCATTTACAAGTCTAGGAAATTCAACATTTACACCTGCTTTCAGCGGAAATGTACAAGTATTAATTGTTGCCGGTGGAGGAGCAGGAGGCGGAAGCCACGGTGGTGGTGGAGGCGGAGGTGGCATTGTATATAATGCAACTTATCCTGTGAGTGCTGGATCACCAATCACCGTTACAGTTGGCGGTGGCGGAGGTTCTCAACCGTACGGTAACTTTGGCAGCAATGGCGGAAACTCTGTATTTGGAGGTACAACAGCTACCGGTGGTGGTGGTGGTGGCTATTGGAACCAAAGTTCTGGTACTGAAAGTCGTTCGGGAGGATCGGGCGGCGGAGCAGGATCGTCAGGAGATAACGGTAGTAGATATCGATTAAGCGGTGGTCCTGGAACTCAAGGACAAGGATTTCCTGGAGGATCAGGTACAAGATTTAATAGACAAAGCGACAACGGACACATATCTGGTGGCGGCGGTGGCGGCGGTGGACCTGGTATCCACGGTAGTGATATGAGAGAAGATGGAATTGCTGCTAGTGGCGGACCAGGTGCAGCAAGTGATATACTAGGAGAAATTTTATACTTTGCAGGTGGAGGTGGTGCTGGGCCACATCTTTCACCAGGCGGCGCAGGAAATGGCGGCATCGGCGGTGGAGGTGGTGGCGGAGCCCATCACGGTGCACCCCAAATGCCACCTAACTTTCCTAGATTGCTAGGCAGAGGCGGAAGACAAGCAATAAATAATGGACAACCTGGAGTAAGCCAAACCACAGGCGGTAATGGTGGCGCAAACACCGGCGGTGGTGGTGGTGGTGGAAACAACGGAAATTCAGGATCAGCGCACCAAAATGGCGGAAGCGGAATAGTTATAGTGAGGTACTAATGGCAGATTTACTAGATACAAATATTAATGACACAGGATTTTTGACATTACCGGTCGGTGCTGCAGGACAAAGATCAGCTGCAACACAAGGAATGGTTAGATATAGTACTGACACTAACACATTAGAATTTTATGACGGTAGTCAGTGGCGTCCTGTAACAGGATTCAGTAAAGGAACAGTAGGTACAGGTGGTAACTCTATTGTTTACGGAAATAACGGAATTTCACATCTATTTACAAGCACAGGTTCACATACGTTCACACCTACATTTACAGGAAATATACAAGTACTAGTAGTTGGAGGTGGTGGTGGTTCTGGATATGACTGGGCTGCTGGCGGTGGTGGAGGCGGAGTTTTATACGACCGTTCGTACCCTGTTACAGCAGGATCTGGTATCTCGATTACAGTAGGTGACGGCACAGGAAGTCATTACGGTCCAGGATGGAGTCAAGGATCTACACCAGGACAAAACTCAGTATTTGGAACTATTACAGCTAACGGTGGCGGCGGATCAGGTTGTTGGGGACATCCACCGAGCGGTAGAAGTGAACCTAGTTGGAGTGGCCGTCCAGGAGGTTCTGGAGGCGGTGGAGGTAACACCGGAGACGGAGTCGACAGTCGTAGAAGAGTAAGAGAAGGTGACGGAACTGCGGGCCAAGGATTTCCTGGAGGATCAGGAGTAAGATTTAACACGTCTGGTGATAATTGTCACTGGGGCGGTGGTGGTGGCGGTGCTGGCGGTAGAGGTCGCGATGCTGCTGACGAGAGACAAAATGCAATGGATGATCCAATGGGTGGTCCAGGCGCAGCTACAGATATACTAGGCCCTACACTTTATTTTGGTGGCGGTGGTGCAGGCGGCGCACACCATGGACATGGATTTTGTAACGGCGGAATCGGTGGCGGTGGCGGCGGAGGCATATATCATGGTGTTCCATATCGTCCAGGAACAGAACGACAGGGCGCAGGTGGCGGACAAAGCCTCAACCACGGTCAGCCGTCAGGTGCACATAGAAATAGATCAGACGGTGGCAACGGTGGTACTAATACCGGTGGCGGCGCAGGTGGCGGCCAGTGGGGACAAAAAGGCGGCTCTGGTGTTGTTATTGTAAGATATTAATCTTTGTAATAATTTGTATAAAGAAAATCTTTTAATGACGGCAACTCTTTAACAGCATTATTCCATTCAGCTTTGCGCATATCTAGACCCACAATAGCCTTTCTATACCAAACTTTATTATCTTCAATTTCTTGGTTGAATCCATTGATTATGATTTCATCCATAGGATACCAATTCATACCCGCAGCAAGGCATAATAAACCATTATCTAAAGGCAATTGCCAATCGTTAAATTTTTTCCAGATGGTATGATGTAATAGGCTTTGTGTTCGTAATTCGCCTAAATTTGCAAGTTCTGATAGATAAGATCTTGACGTCACATCTTGCCAATATGAAGTATCATTTCTATGAGACAGAGCGTAGTGCATACAAACAAACTGCGCAAAGTAATCAAACTGGTCTATACTAGTAGAATTATATTCGTCAATATCCCATTGGCTTATGCTTTCTCTTCTAAGAGCTCTGCATAAATTTATGGCAAATTCGTATACTGTTACAAGTCCTGTGCTTTCTAAAGGTTCAATAAATGCTGCACTTAAACCTACAGCAACCACGTTGTTAACCCAAAGTTTTTTGTGCCTTCCTACACGCATCTTTATATCACGAAACTCTAAAGAATCAGTTTGATGTCCTTTGTTATTGAGATATTGTTTAAATTCCTTTAAAGCATTTTCAGAGGAAATATGTTTGTCGCTATACACATAGCCTGTGCCAACTCTACTCCATAAAGGTATATTCCAAACCCAGCCATAATCTATAGCTGTACATTCTGTAACTGATTGCAATTCTTTATCTTTATCAATATAAGGAACTCTAGTAGCCCAAGCGCGATTATTTGGTAATAAGTTTTCATATGAAATAAAAGGTTCTTGTAATGATTCTCCTAACAACAAACTTTTAAATCCTGTACAGTCCACGTATAGATCAGCTGACAATTTCTCTCCATTTGATAATTGTAGATATTTTATTTGTCTATTTTCTACAACAGGAGATACATCTGCAACTATATGTTTTACACCGTTTGGTAAACAGATATGATTTTTCAACCAAACACCAAATTTACTTGCATCAAAATGAAATGCCGTATCTTCATAAAATTTAAAATCTGGAATGTTTGGGTCAACAGAAATTTTATTTTGTTTTACTAAACTCATTTGAGGGTAATAACAATCTGTCATATCATATTCTGGTGTATCTGGATGTAGAGATTTTTTAACAAACCAATCATTACGATTGTAAATATTTTCTTTTAGATGTGGTCCACCAAATGGATAATACCATGTATTACCTTTCTCATAAAAGTTATTAAATTTAATTGCTAATTTATAACTAGCATCTGTCTCTTTTACAAATTCTTCGTCTTTTATTCCTATCATGCGCATCCACCTGCGGATACCGCCTACAGTGCTTTCTCCTACTCCCACAGTTGGAATATCACTGCTTTCAACTAATGTTAATTCTACATTTTTTATTTGTTTTACAATCGTAGAAGCAGTCATCCATCCTGCACTTCCTCCTCCTACGATTATTATTTTTTTAATCGGTGTTGCCATTGTTTTTCCAAATTGTATAACTATCGTATCTTTCTTTTAATGGCCTATATTTGTTTTTATTTCTTATCTCGTTACAAGCAATAATTTCAATCCATGGTACTGGATTTTTTTTCAATTTAACAATATTTTCATCTAAAAATTTAAAATAAGCCAAAGCATCGCCTTTTTTTATTGATATTTTTTCTATAGTATTTTCGATTTCAAATACTAACTCTAAAGGCCTCACCCATTTGCTAATATCGTATTCACCAGGAATAACCTTTGTCTTTTTTGTAAAATCGTTA